AAATTGATTTAAGCGGTGACCTACGTGACTGGGAAAATTTATCAGAAAATGAACAATATTTTGTGAAAAATATTTTATCATTTTTCGCGGCATCGGACGGTATCGTAAATGAAAACTTAGCTGAAAATTTCTATAGAGAAGTACAATATCCTGAAGCTAAATTTTTCTATGGTATACAACTTGCTATGGAGAACATTCACAGTTTAATGTATTCACTTCTTATTGATACTTACGTGTCGAATGAAGAAGAAAAAAACAAATGTTTTACTGCGTTAGATAATTTACCTGCGGTTCAGAAGAAGGCTAAATGGGCTTTGGATTGGATTGAAAATGCATCGTTTCAAGAAAGATTGGTTGCGTTTGCGGCAGTTGAAGGTATTTTCTTTTCAGGTTCATTCTGTTCTATCTTTTGGTTAAAATCAAGAGGTATTATGCAAGGGTTATGTAACGCTAACGCTTTGATTTTCAAAGATGAAAACTTACATTGTGACTTCGCAATTCATTTGTTGAACAATCACGTTGAAAACAAACCAAGTGAAAAAAGAATTAAAGAAATTTTACTTTCAGCTCTTGAGATTGAGAAAGAATTTATCACTGAATCACTACCTGTTTCTTTAATTGGTATGAACCAAAACTTAATGAAACAATATCTTGAGTTTGTTGTTGATGGATTATTGTTAAAGTTTGGATGTAAAAAACAATTCAATGTTGAACAACCGTTCAAATTTATGGAACAAATCGCAGTTGAAACAAAGGGTAACTTTTTTGAGTCAAGAACTGTTGAATACCAAAAGGCTAAATTAAATGAAACTTTGTCCTTTACTGACGATTTCTAATTTATTACTTATATAGAACTATGATGTCACTTAAAATTAAAAAAAGAAGTGGAGATGATTCGTCATTTAATCCACAAAAAATTTATAACCGTATTAAAAGAGCTTCAAAGGGGTTGAGTGTCAACTCCGATGAAATCTTTATTAAGGTTATCACTTCAGTACCAACTGAAGGTATTATTACAACAAAAGAATTAGATAAGTTAATTTATGAAATTGCTGCGGCATTTACAGGTAGTCATCATGATTACTCAAGATTGGCTTCGTCAGTTGCAATTTCATCTTACCATAAAGAAACTGACCCAAGTTTTTCAAATACAATGCATTTGTTACATGGTGAAGGTATCATCAATGAAAAATTAATGGAGACTATTGAAAAATATGGTCCTTCTAAAATTGATGAGATTATTAATCACGATAATGATTATAACTTTGACTATTTTGCTTGGAGGTCACTTGCTGAGATGTATCTTTTAAAGTTGTCAGAAGGTAAAGTAGTTGAACGTCCACAACACATGTATATGCGAGTTGCTCTTTGGGTTACTAATACATTTGAAGAAGCGGTTGAGTATTATCAATCGTTATCTAATCAAAGAATTTCACCGGCAACACCAATCATGATTAACGCTGGTACCAAAGTTCCTCAACTTGCTTCTTGTGTCCTACATTACAATGATTCGGATTCAAGAGAAGGTTTATTAAACACGATGAGAGATATCTCAACCTATTCATCTGACGCTGCGGGTATCGGACTATCAATGTCTAACATTCGTAGTAAGGAGAGTCGTATTTCATCTTCAGGTGGACATGCTGGTGGACTTTTAAAGTATTTAAAGATTGTTAACGAGTCACTTAGATTCTTTAACCAACAAGGACGTAGACCGGGTTCTGCAGCAATCTACCTGGAACCTTGGCATAAAGATATCATGGATTTATTGGAGATTAAAAAGAACACAGGTGCTGAAGAATTGAGAGCTCGTGATTTGTTCACGGCACTATGGATTCCTGACAACTTCATGAGAGCGGTTAAGGATAATGATGATTGGTATTTGTTCTGTCCAAACGATATTATAAAGGCAGGTATCAAACCATTACAAGAAAGTTACGGTGATGAATATGAAGAGAATTATAAATTAGCCGTAAGTATGGGCCTTGGTAAAAAAGTTAAGGCTCAAGAGATTTGGAATAAGATTATTGAATCACAAATTGAAACAGGTGTTCCATATCTATGTTCTAAAGATAGTGCTAACAAAAAGACAAACCATCAGAACATCGGTGTTATCAAACAATCAAATCTTTGTAATGAAATTTATCAGTATACTGATGAAGACACTACCGCAATCTGTACTTTATCATCAATGGTGTTAAAGAACTACGTTAAAGATAAAGAGTTTGATTTTCAGGGGTTATATGAAGAAACACGTAAGGTTGTTAGAGCGTTGAACAAGGTTGTTAACATCAACAACTACTCAACTGAGAAAGGACGTAAAGGTGGATTGTATCAAAGAGCAATTGCTATCGGAACTCAAGGACTTGCGGACGTATTCTATTTGATGGATTACATCTTCACATCTGATGAAGCACGTAAATTAAATAAAGAAATTTTTGAAACAATTTATTTTGCATCAATCACTGAAAGTAATAGATTGTGTATGGATGGTAAATTTGAACCATACGCTTACTTTAAAGGTTCACCGATGTCAAAAGGTGTGTTCCAATTTGATATGTGGGGATTAAAAGACGGTGATTTGTCAGGAAGATGGTCTTGGGATATTTTAAAAGAGAATGTTAAAC